CCGGAATTAATAGGAAGTTCCCTGTCTCGTTCTCGAACGGACACGTCCACTCTAATCCACAGGGCCTGTAGCCCTTCAGATTTATTGATTAGAGTTCGGATAAATCCAACCGGTGGTTAATGACCACACAGTTACTAGGTTTCCTGGAGCACCTTAGAGCTCCTAGAGAGGGAAGGAGGTAAGACATTATGTCATTATTACCCCAAATCTCAAAATTCCTCTTAGATAAGAGGAATCCTGCGTTTCTTGAGTTGTTTTCAGGCAACTCAATAGAAGAAACCAGGAAAAGTTATCAACTTGCCCTGATGGATTGCCTAAAAGATGACAATTCATCTTTTAGGGTATTGTCTAGACTCCTTAATGGAGCCATAGATAGCTACTACTGCTGTCATTATGAAGCAGTACACAAAAGGTATGCAGAGGGTTGCGCCTCTAGCATGGAAGAAGACGCCTTAGATCAATTTATTGATCAGGCCAAAAAAGCCGATAAAGACATTGAGTCTTTACGTATTTCTCTTAGTTCAGTTGATACAACTGACTATGAAATTATCCTCGTGTCCAATCATGAACACGACATATCTCCTAGGTCAAGATTTTACTTGCCTAAACAGTATACGATGGTAATCAATTTGATTACCAACAATAAAGCATTGGTGGACTCTTTTGAATCCACAGTAGCGTACAGCAGTTTCTTACAAACTGCTTTGGTTTTTATTTATGGATCTTTATCCATAAAAGAAGATCAGAAGAAGTTTTTAGCTTCTGTTGTACTATCCTTGAGTAAACTTTATACTCAAGCTTTTCCAGGCGATTCTTCAAGAAGAAGATATCGAAATTCCTTACTTAGTATCATGACTGATCCTAAGAATTTATCAACCCAGCCAGATGACTTCAATTTTGAAGATCTCTGGGATCGATTCGTAGAAGATTTGCACGACGGTAAACTTCCGTATGTTGCAGATCTATCTAAAGCGATAGATCATTGTAAATCCCTCATTCATAAGTATACTTATGATGATTATTACTTCAGTAATCGCGGATCCGCGGCTACAGTTACAATACGAGAATTATCTAAGGATAACTCTACGAATTTAAGAAACAAGAAGAAGAAAACTTCTTGTAGGAAAAAGGTAGTCTTACCTAAGGGTTTGACTTATAATAGGCCTGTACCCTCATATGAGAGTGCAAAGAAATCAATATCTAAATCCCTTCCCGGGATGATTAGATCTATATTTGAGGATGATCCGTTAAAAGATTATCCAGAAGTTAAAGCATTCGATGATTACATCGGATACATATCACATTATAATTTCTCAACAGAGAATTATAGTAAACTACACTCTACATCAATTGATGAGAGTACAAAAACGTCCAAAAATTCATATAGAATTTTTGATTATAACAATAATGAATATCAAATTGATATCATTAACAATAATGCTAGGATTGTAACTATAGACAATCCTAATAAGTATAAACCGAGGATAATACATGTATTATCCAACGCATTACAAGATAGAACTAACTGGATACAGCGAGTTCTAGAAGATGTCTGCGATCACATTAAGGGTGATGCTACCAATGATCAATCGAAAATGATTAGGTTTTCGATATTTAATTCTCATGATAAGTATATAAGTACTCATCATAATGACTTTTACTGTTGGGACTTTGAAAGTGCCACAGATTTAGCTGATCAGAAACAGACCAAAGCTGTTCTGGACTTATTCTTCCCAGAAGTTGTCTCCAATTTCTGGACATTTTTATGTAATATGGAGCAAAAGGTACTCCATATTGGAAAAGATGAAGATGACTTGCTAATTAAGCAAGTAATCGGTCAACTCCAAGGAGCTCTAGCGAGCTTCAGAATATTTACCCTAACTCATCATGTTATAATGAGATTAGAAATGTTAGCTACGGGGAGAACAAATCTCGACCCGGAAGATTTCTATTGCATCGTTGGCGATGACAATATATGTAACTCTATAACACCTACTAGTGTTATAAGTAATAATAATGAGGTTGGTTTTAGAACCGACCTAGAAATCGCGCACCGGAACATATGTTCCGTGTTTGGATATAAAGTTAATACAGATAAATCTGTATTTAACTATTATGATCAATGGGCAATCAATAGATTCCCATATAAAGCTGAAGCTATTCACAATGTGATTAGCGGAGGAGAAATAATAACTGCAATTCCTTGCAAGTTATTAATGAATTACTCGAATCCAGCTCGCGCAATAGCAGCTGCAATTTGGGGTTCTTCTCATAACTATCCTAAGGAAGTTATGATGAGAATAATCAGACAATCGTTAATACGATTTCTGGATGAAAAACCATCATCGAATATGCTTAAGCATATTCGTGAAGCCATTAATGATCAAGAAACTAAATTTAAGTTTCTTGAGGTAATATTTATACTTCTCCATGGAGGAGTATCGGAATATCTCGACAATCTTATGATAAGATCTGTCAATTTAGCTCTCAGTGATAGCGATTACGCTATACTGTATGCATTAAATAGCTTTGTTAGATACAAAACTACAATATATAAAGACTTCTTCGGAGATTATGAAGAGTCTGAAGGTATTGATGCTTCTATAACTATAGAAAGCATTCTAGATAATACATTGTCATCTTTTGAGGATGCAATGAATCATTATTTTAAGACAAAGGAAATTTCTTTATCTTATGATAATATCCCAGAAGGCCATAAAATGGCTTTACTGAAGGAAGAAATGATTCAGAGAATATCTCTGAATATGGAGTATCGCTCATTCATGTGTTATCATGAAGGAGATTTAGAGAATTTGGTAATGCTTTCTGCATGCCAACCAAAATGGGCCAAAGCTACTCGCGCCATAGCGGGAACTTTGGAGAAATTGCACTTCTATCTTAATGATAGGAGAGATAATTGGTATGATCCTGCTGTGCAGGAATCATTAAAATTATTGTCTCAAGACTCAATTAAGAGTTTTGGACGGAATAGTATGTCCCGATCTCCTAGGAGAGGGAGTCACTCTGAGGCGATCCAAATCATTGGTTCAGCCTGTTTTATAACATCAACAATGAAAAATTGTGATGAATTTTGGGTGAATATAGATTATATCTACCATTCACATATTATCCCTATTATATCACAAATATAATAGTAGGGCTTTAAGTTGATAACTTAAATAAGTTTCAACAGCTAAAGAAGTATTTAGATATTTCTAAATACATCGATTAGAGCTAATCTAACAAGATTACTCTCGTAGTTAGCGGTGTACTACGGCTGGAAAACCCGTTACGGTTTCAACCGGCTAGTGTAAGTGACTGTTCTGCAAGGCAGAGCGCCACGGGATTTGGAGTCGATATCTTTACGTATCGACCTGATTCTCTTGAACACTTCATGGTGTTCCGGCACGACCCTAAAGAGAGTCACGTACCTAGCAACAGGCCACCCCGTAAGGGGTGG